CTACTCCAGATGAGCTAGATCTCCAATTTGGGCCAAATATTTTAGATAGCATAGTTTTCATAAGATATTACACATTATTATAAAAGAAAAAATATATTAAATCTAATATTAATTATAGCAATATAATACGACTGTATCTCTCACCTGGAGAGGAGCTGTTGTGAAGCCAGTAATAGCTAAAGCAGCTACTATTAGGTCTCCAGATATTACGCTAATTGACGGAGAGAAATTTGTTATATAATGACCTGGATTAGTATCATTTGCGCTATCTATAACAGTACTAACTATTCCTGTTTGGCGTGGATTTGATGATGTATTAATAATATATCCAGTTGAAAGTATAGTAGCTGGTGATCCAACTGTGCCAACCAAATGTGACCACGAGGCTTTTCTGATTTCGCAAGTTTCAAGAATTGGCATTCTTCTTCTTGAACCTGCTGAGGCTGAACTATATCCAGCATCATTAAGTCCAAAGTAATTGAAGCCACTACCAAGAGTACTTGATGAATGGGTTAATACAAATGTAAATGAATTTTGTCCACTTAAAAGAACTCCTGTATTATTTACTGTTAAATTACCACTAACAACATTTAATCCAGATTGACTTATTCTTGCTATTGTGCTTCCAGCAGTTGTACCACCAGCATGGAATTCTATAGCTCTTCCAGATGTTCTTGTTCCAATGTCTAAATTTCCACCGTCTATAAATAAATATCCATCAAGACCAGTTCCGTTAGTAAAAGATGGATCATTATATCCGACATTATTAATTCCAAGATTAATAAAATTACTTGAATCCGTTCCATTGTTGGCTGTTATAACTAAATCTGCACTAGCAAATAAACCAGTTGCTCTATTTTGAATATTAAGTTGCATGTAGCTATTTCCGCTACCAACTACTGAAAGTGGATTATTTAATATTGGTACAGCTGATGCTCCACCGTTGGAGAAAATTCCAGAATCAAAAAATGTTTTAATTCCACTAATATTTTGATTACCATATGTTAAAACGCTAGAGCCACTTAATGAATTGATACGGTTAACTAAAGTCGATCCAGTATTTGCGAGATTTGTGGTGGTTGCATAAGAACTTAAATCTACTCCAGTAATTAATGGATTGCCACTTAAGATAGGTTGCAAATTAAATGTTTTAACTCCAGAAATGGTTTGATCTCCAGTTGTATATACTATTGTTGTTGGTAGATTTAGAATTTCTCCGCTAAGTAATACTCCAGTACCATTTACTGTTGGGCGATTTGTTAAAGTTATATCTCCACTTGTTATTGTTATATCTAATCCAGAAAGAATTAAATTTTGTAAATTATTTAAATTAATTCCATCTACAAAAGTCTTAACTCCGCTTATTATTTGATCTCCAGTATTGTAAACTAAGTTAGTAGCAGAAAGTTTTTGAAAAGTTCCAGTTTTAGCAGTTGTTATACCATTTAGATATATATCGCCTTCAAAATCTCTTAAATTAATTGAAGATTTACTAGTAGTTAAATTAATATCTGAACCATGATTGATATTGATATAGTAATCATTTCTTAATTTTATACTTCCTTGACCTTGGATAATGTCAATATCTGTGCTACCACCTAATGCTGGTGATGTTATAAGTAATCCACCTTCTCCTCCTAGTCCACCATCAATTCCATATCCAGAAATATAGCCTCCACCACTAAAGTTAATTCTATTTATAAAAGTTTTAACTCCATTGATAGTTTGATTTCCACTAGTATAAACTATTGTGGCTGGTAGACTTGCAGCTTCTCCACTTAGTAAAACTCCTGTACCATTTACTGTTGGACGATTTGTTAGAGCTATATTTCCACTTATTATACTTATATCAACTCCAGAGAGACTTAAATTGTCTATGTTATTTAAATTAACTCCATCTATAAAAGTTTTAATTCCACTTATATTTTGATCAGTAAATTTATCAACAAATGTTGCATCTAAAATGCCAGTATTAATAAATGCATCATTAAAAAATCCACTTAAATCTGGTTGATCGAGTTGTTTTACTCTAATTAAATTAGCCATAAATTAAACCCTACTATGATAAAGTATACTAGCTAAATAACTATCAACTTGATGATCACAAGCAATAGAATTTACACTAGCAACAACTTCTCGATTTTGATCAACTGGTTGTTTGATATAATCTTCTATTTTAGAAACCCAATTTTCTGGAGTTTCATTAGCAATAATGATTTTAGCAATTTGTTCTGATACTTCTTTTTGGTTATAACTTAATTTTTTAATATTGTGCTTTTTGCGAAGACTAGCTGCAACTTCTTCTTCTAATTTTTGTGCGAGAACAAGATTTTCTTTTACTTTGAGTAAGCTATACTTTTCTTCTACAGAAGCTTTAGATTGTCTTCCTTCGCCAATTGGTTTAACATTTTTTGTTGACTGAGGTATGCCAGTAGTTCCACTTGGCCTACCTGCTTCACCTGAACCAATTTTTGCTCCACCAATTAATGGTTGATATAAACCTTGATCTTTAAGATCTTTGAATCTTTGTTGTGATTCTACTGATTCTTCTGAAGTTGGTAACCTTCCAGTATCGATTGCTTTCATTCCTTCTTCTGGAGTTAAAATACCAAGTTCGATAAGACGATTATAAACTCTTGCGTATTGTATATCATCTTTTAAATCGATATCTTCGAAGCATGGAGTTGGATAATTTTTAAATCCAAGATCTTTACTTATTCTACGAATTTCTGGAATAAGAAATTCATTAATAAAAGCTTCGCGAGCTTGTTTTAATCTTTCTATAAATACTTGAACTTTGATATTTGTATTAGCAAACTTTTCGTCACCAATAAGAATATTATTTAAACCAATTTTAATATCTCTATCAACAACTTCGTACTTTTCTGGACCAATAAGATTGCCAATATCTGGAATAACAAATTGAGCTTTCGTTGTATAGTCTGCAATTAGCACGCGGCCAACGCTTTGATTTTCAAAAAGTTTTTGCATTGCTTCGAGATTTCTTTGATTAATTCCACCATTCTCTGGAGTATCTCCCATAGTAACAAGTAATACTGATTGTTGCATTGTGCGAGTAATTGCCATATCCATTTTTTTCATCTCAGCTTTCCAATTAATATCTTCTAATACTGGAAAGCCCATTGGCACAGCAAATGGCTCGTAATCTTGCTTCTTATAAAATACAGCGCAGAGTCTTTCTCTATCTAAAGGCATTGTCAAAACGCCAATTGTTTTTGATTGAATTAATTTTCTAGCTTCTTCTGGAAGACTATTAAATACTTCCCTATCTTCATCTGTTTTAGGATTTTTTAGTCTTTCTAATTCGTAATCACTAAGAATTTTATAATATCTTCCAGTTGAGAAATTAATACTTCCACCAATTTGAATATCTGCTGGATTTAAAACAATATATCTTGATGGTAAATTAACTGCAGCTTTAGATGTATTTAAACCAAATGTTTGAGTAATTTTTGTTACATCTGCGTCGCTAACTTTTGTGTCAAAACGATAAAGAAATACATTACCAGAGCGATAATACTCTCTAAAAAACTTATCTTGAAAATCCCATAAATTAATCTTTTTAAATAAAGCTTCGAAGAATGTTCTTGACTTTGAGCTTCCATCTTTAAAGTAAATATTACTAGAAGAAAATTCAGTCATTAAATCAATAGTATTTCTAAAGATAGAGAAATTATAATAGCACTTTTGGCATAGAATAACCGCGTCGCGGATATTCATATTAGAATTATTTTTAATTCCAGTTGAATATCTAAATGGTATTAATCCATCATCAATGTTTTTATATCTATCTGTTCTTGTTATTGTGCTAGCAGCATTTCTTCTAACCGAAGTATAGTCTGGACTAGACCCATTAGAAGCTTTGCTCTCATAGTTGCTGGAAGCATGACTTACCATTATTGGTGCTATGTCTGGATTTTTATCGATTTTTTGGTCTTTTTTAGATTTTTTAGCCATTTTACTTCAATTATTACACTTTATATAAGATTATATCTTAAAAAATATACAATAACCAATTTAATTAAATACCAAAAAAGCCTTTAACAAATAGAACTGTCCAATCTTTAATATCTCTTAAATATTTAACAGCATTAAAAGCTCGTAAATAATAAGTTCCATATATTGTATCTGCTCCATCTGTACGAGAAGTATAAAATCTGCCGCTTCTAGATCCAGCTAACATATGCAAAGCATTAGCAGATATATGACACGAACCCCAAGTATCTTGAAAACTTGTTTTTTGCCAAGTTGCTCCATAATCGCTTGAAGTTAAAAGATATCCAGGAGCAAACCCATAAACTAGATAAGTATACCGTAATATATTGCCTGGTTGTTGGTATACATTTATTGGAACTAGCGCTCGTGTTCTTGTCAATCCTGCTATTAGATATCTACCATCAGAAGATACGCTAATTCCTCCTCTCCAATCTGTATTCAATACTCTAGAAGTATTTATCTGTGCAAAGTCCCTATAAAGAAGCGTCCAAGTAGCTCCATAGTCAGTAGATCTATGGATACCACCATAAAAGTAGCTATCGCTATTAGATGTTACGAATACATATCTTCCGTCTGAACTCACAGTAATATCTTGAATATCGTAAATAACAGCTGCAATCGTCCAAGTAACTCCATAATCAGTAGATCTATATACATATGGTGGAATATCATCTGCAACTATAAACTGATATTGACCATTTGTTGACATAGCAGTATTTACAACTCTTGAATATGGTCCCAGATTACTGGCTGCGACCTGGGTAAAAGTAGTTCCATAGTCATTTGAGCGATAGGCTGCTCCGTAACCAGCAGTAAATGGGAAAGCGTTACCATTTGTTGTTAAAACAATATATTGTCCATTTGATGACATTGCTACGTCAGTATAGTTATTAATTCCAGTTTTTATTCCTGTATTTATTATAGAATAAGTGACACCACTATCAGTAGACATATATGCGAAAGCATCTCTTCCTACCGTTATAATTCTATCAAGATTATTTGAAGCAGCAACGCTTCTAAAATTAACATTAGTAAGACCAGTAAAAATTGCATTAAAAGTTATTCCATAATCTGTTGAAAGAAAAATATTTCCTGGGTTATCAATTCCATTTGTATTTCCATCGTTCAATAGAGCTGCTAATTGATATTCCCCACTATCGCTAGTCCACAATTCTCTATAGTAACCGTTTTTATTTGGCTGTTGTAAAGTAAGAGTTTGAGTCGCATCAGCTGGAATAACATTTAAATATCCTCCAGTAATATTATTTTCTCTTGCCATACCAGAAAAACTCAATATGATAGAAGCTAGATCTTGCCCACCAAGACCGTTTTCTTGAATATTAAAATCAGTTAAACCAGTTGGTATTTGTCCTATCTGGCTATTTACGCCTGGAAAAGATATATTAGTTGGATTTTTTAATACTAAAGAAGTAACTTTACTACTTTCTGCTCTGTAATTTTGTACAGAAGAATTTGTTCCAGTTATATTAACATATATTCCTGGATTTGATCCTGACCTTGCGCTTCCTTCGCTATAAAAAGATTTTATATTTGAAAAGTTATTAAAATTTAAATTTGCACTGTTTATATTATTATTAGTACTTATTATATTTAATTCTAGTAAATTAGTTAATGGGGTTACATTTATTGTTGCATTAGTAGCAAGATTAGATATATTTATTCCACTAAATTGACTAGGTTGAGTAATTCTAGATGTTGCTATTGCCATATATATTATATAATTTTATTAGAGTAAATTACACTATTTTAACGTATCATAAGTGGTGAGAAAGTAGATGTTACTGGTGCTTCCGCAGGTGCAGTCATCATATCTAAATAGCATTTTAAGCCCCAATTAGCAAGCATAAGTGCTGAATAATTATCTTTTCTGGCTTTATTAGCTGAAGTGCTTCTTTTTAAATGTTGAGGCAAATCAAAAGTTTGAGTTCCTCTGCTAGTGGACGAATGCTCTACTAATGTGCATTGTTTTTTAGTTTGATACATAAAATCATCTTGATTTTCAATGAAGTCTAATATGGTCCAATCTTTTTTATCTTCTGATTTCATTAATTCAATTGGTGCGCCACGATTTATAGTTTCATTAAAAAAACTTTCGTTAGCTGCAGTTTTACTGGCGAACCATATTTTTTTATAATCAATACAAGCTTGCAAGTGTTCATTTGCTTTTCGTATGAATGTGCTTGTAAATACTTGATTGAAAGCTATTCTTTTATCTTCTATATTATATTTCTTTCTAGCATTCCTAATCATCATTTCGTAATCTAAACCTTCAAGATCAGAATCAATATCAAATGTTTTAATTTCTAATTTTTGTTTCTTAAATAATTCAGATTCATTACATGAAGATAAAAATACATCAGCTCCAGCATTATCTAAAATAATTGTAACAATATTAAAGTTATTCATAATATAAGAAAGATAAGATACGTGATTTTTTAAATTACCTAGACCAGCGTATGTATGAACTAATATACCATGACCCTTCTCTTCGTCTACTTCTAAAACAGCCATAGCAAAATAATCTGCATTAGGACTATCACTCATATTAGGATCGATCCCAAGAATATATTTTTTGCCAGATTCACCTTTTAATAAAGTATGAGGTTTTTCATTAAACTTTAATGTACATTCTTCCATCTTTTTTGCGTTAAAATAACTATCACTACCATCTGTGAATCTAGCACAATACTCTCTCAAGAAACTACTATGACTTGATCCTCCAGCCTGAGCTTCTTCAATAATTGTTTTATCAATCATTTCTTCTGGAAGAGCTTCGTAA